TGCTGATGCTGCTAATCTTTACACTAACTCAGCTGCTCGTGATTTAGTATTTGGTGTAAATGAAACAGAAGTAGCGCGTGTTAAACCTGCAGGGTTAGATGTAACAGGTGCTATAGATGTTGCCAATGGTACAACCTATACAACTACAGGTGACTTCCTAGCTAAAGTACAACAGAACTCAAACGCAACAGGTAAGAACGGTTTATCTGTTATGAATGCTTGGGCAAGTAGTACTTCAACAATATTTGAAGCGGCTATGGGTTGGAATGGTTCAGCGGCAGGTTATTATCCAGTCTTTACAATAGACGGATTAGGTAAAACTACATGGAAAGATAATGCTGGTAATGTTAGGGCTACTATAACTGGAGATGGTAAGTTTGGCGTAGGACACTCGGCACCCGTTGCTAAAATGGCAATACTAGGTTCATCTAACTCAACTGTAACTGAAGCTAACTCTAACCTATGTGTTGAAGGTAGTGGCGGTAATGGTATGTTATTTGGTACATTAAATACTACTGGATTTAAAAGCTATATACAATCAGGCTTTGTAGCAAACTTAGGTTTAGCAACTTACGCGCTAGCGCTAAACCCACAGGGCGGAAACGTTGGTATAGGTACTACAACTTGTGCAGATAAGCTCCATGTCGAAGGCAATGTATATCTAGGTACTTCATCTAGGTCTGTATATTGTGGAGGTGGTGGTGATTTAAGATTACAAACGAATACAGGTGAAGTTAAAGTATTAACTGCAAATGGCGCAACGACTAATCTAATTACAAGCGGTACAGGTATAAATATTCCTGCTAATCTAGACGTAGGTAATGCATTAAACGTTGGTGGTGCTAGTGCAGCAGGTAGTGGCTTTATAGAATCTACTGTTGTAGGACCTTCTCGTGCTTTACAAACTGTAGGTAATGTTAACACTACTCAGACCCATATAGGATTTGAAAATCCTTATGGTGAGATAGGTAGAATAGATGTTAGTGCATTTTCAGTAAGTTATGTAACTAGTTCAGACTATAGGCTCAAGACTGATATACAGCCTATGCAAGGAAGTATTGACAGAGTAAAAGCATTGAAGCCTGTTAACTTTGAGTGGAAAGAAGACGGTACTAGAGTAGATGGTTTCTTAGCACATGAAGCTCAAGAGGTAGTACCAGAAGCTGTTAGTGGAGAAAAGGATGCTACTAAAACTAACAAGGATGGTGTAGAGGTTCCAGACTATCAAGGCATTGACCAGTCTAAACTTGTACCTTTACTTACATCTGCACTACAAGAAGCATTAGCTAAGATTGATGACCTAGAGTTACGAATGGCTAATTTAGAAAATTAAACCAGGGGGCTTCGGCCCCCTATTACTAAAGGAGGCTATCGTGCCTAACTTACCTGAAGAGGATACTCAATTATATATGCTTCTTGGTTCTATGAGTGCTGACTTAAAAACTGTTCTTAATAAATTTACAGCAGTAGAAGAAAGGTTAAACAATCATTCAAATAGAATCAAGGTATTAGAAAAAGCTAGTTATGCTAGGGCTGTAGTATATACAACTACGGTAACAGTAACACCTATTCTATTCACTGCTCTTGGCTGGTTACTAACTAAAACATTTTTATAAGGAGATTATAATGGCAAAAGGAGCTGCAACAGAAAAGAATCTTGGTAACTTACATTCAACACTTACAACAATATTTACTAGAGTGTTACAGGGTTACTTAGATAAACTAGATAAAGCTCAAGAAGCATTTAACTCAGATGAATTTAACTCAGAGATAATGAGTGAACTAGAATACTTAAGTATAGAACCTAGTCCCGCTATGTTATCTGCTATAGCTAAGTTCTTAAAAGATAATAACATAAGTTATGATTCTGAACAGATAGATGAGTTAAGTGAACTTGAACAAAGACTAAGAAATAAGAAAGCTAATAGACCAGACTTTTCTAACGTAACATCTTTACCTTTGACAGGTACTCAATAAGATGGGGCGTGATGCTAGGGAAATGAATAAAGCAGACCGTATTAAAGAGCTGCTTATTATTCAGGAGGCTTACCCTAACTTTCAAGACTTCTTATATGACGTAATGGTTAACCTTATGGGATTTAACTGTACTAATAATCAATTAGATATGGCGAACTACTTACAGTACGGTCCGTTATATAGAATGATACAGGCGCAGCGTGGCCAGGCTAAGACCACGGCTACTGCTGCGTATGCTGTATGGAGACTAATACATAACCCGACAGCTAGGATACTTATTATATCTGCTGGTGATACAATGGCTAAGGAGATTAGTAATTGGATTATCCAGATACTAAACGGTATGGAAGAGCTGTCATGTATGCTACCAGATAAGTCTGCAGGAGACCGAGCATCTGTTACTGCATATGATATACACTATGTACTAAAGGGACCTGAGAAGTCTCCTAGTGTAGCGTGTGTAGGTATTACATCTAACCTGCAAGGTAAACGTGCTGACGTACTTATTGCAGATGATATCGAGAGTGCTAAGAATGCTTTGACTGCAGATGCTAGGATAAAGCTTACGAACTTAACCAGGGACTTTACTTCTATATGTTCACAGGGAGATATTATATATCTAGGTACGCCACAGAGTGTAGACAGTATATATAATGCTTTACCTGGACGTGGCTTTGATATACGTATATGGCCTGGTAGATATCCTACAGAAAGAGAATTAGATAACTACGGAGAACACTTAGCTCCTATGATATCAGAGGCAGTTAAGAAAGACCCGTCACTGGCAACAGGTGCTGGTCTACTCGGTAACAGAGGTAAGCCAACAGATAGTGTTATACTAGGAGAAGATATCCTAGTTAAGAAAGAGATTGACCAGGGAGCTGCTTACTTCCAGCTGCAGCATATGCTAGATACTAGACTTGCAGACGAAGCTAGGTATCCCTTGAAACTAAATAAATTAATCTTTATGAATATAAATAAAGGTAGAAGTCCTATACTTCTTAACCACCAACCGTCTATACATAACAGAGTACCGACTCCAAGTGACTATCCTATTAGAGACCCTATGTATATGTGCTCTGACTTTGGTACTGAGTACGGGGAGTTCACAGGTACGCATATGTATGTTGACCCTGCTGGTGGTGGACAAAACGGAGATGAGACAGGCTATGCTGTAACTAGGTTCTTAGGTAATAAGGTTTACCTGGTAGCTGTAGGCGGTGTACCTGGAGGACTAGAAGCTTCTGACTTAGAAGAACTAACTAGAGTAGCTGTTAAATGGAAACCTAATAAGATATCCATAGAACGTAACTACGGTAATGGTGCTTTGCAAAAAGTATGGGAACCGACTTTATACAAGGCTATGAAGGAAGTAAATGCTGGCGTAGAGATAGATGACCCCTGGGAAACAGGGCAGAAGGAACTACGTATAATTGATAAGCTAGAGCCTGTTATAGGTTCAGGTAGATTGGTTGTAGAGCTAGACCTTATCCAGGATGACTG